AGACCAGAGGATGTAGCAGTAATTCAAGTTGGTAAAACAGCCGACTTCAGTACAGCTGCACAAATGATTCAAGGATTAGAAAGAAGAATAGCTGAAGCATTTATGCAGTTAAATGTACGGCAATCCGAACGTACCACAGCTGAAGAAGTTAGACTTACTCAGTTAGAATTAGAACAACAGCTCGGAGGTTTATTCTCATTACTCACGGTTGAATTCCTAGTACCCTACCTAAACAGAACACTACTTGTATTACAACGTAGTAAAGAACTACCAAACATACCTAAAGATTTAGTACGTCCACAAATTGTGGCAGGTGTTAATGCTTTAGGTCGTGGTCAAGATAGAGAAAGCTTAACTGCTTTCATTACTACCATAGCTCAAACTATGGGTCCAGAAGCTATGATGCAATACATTAATCCTGATGAAGCTATCAAACGATTAGCTGCTGCACAAGGTATTGATATATTGAATCTTGTTAAGACTCAACAACAGTTGCAACAAGAACAACAACAACAGTTTGAAGCTCAACAACAACAAGCTTTACTTGAACAAGCTGGACAACTAGCAGGATCTCCTATGGTTGACCCATCTAAAAACCAACCACCTACTGAATAATTATGGCAGAAACATTAACAGTTAATACAGATGCTGACTCAGCTACTAATATAGAAAACTTAACACCAGAGGAACAGGACTCCCTGCAAGTTGGTGAGCAGATGGTAGCCGAGCAAGAACAATTACTTGCTGGTAAATATAAGAATGCAGAAGAATTAGAAAAAGCTTATGTCGAACTCCAAAAAAAAATTGGCGGCCAAGGTGATGAAGCTGGCGAAACAACTGGGAACTCCGAATCTTCTGAAACCGAAACAGATAGCAAAGAAACGGATGAAGCTAACGACTATTCTGAAGGATATCTAGAAGATGGTAACGTTAATTATGACATCGTTAATGATGCTTACGGTGAACAGTTAGGAAATATATTTAAAAATGCTGATGTAGATCCCTGGGCTATTAGTAAACACTTCCATGAAAATAACGGGACAGTTACTGATGAGATGTTTAACTCATTAGTAGATGCTGGTTTATCTAAAGATGCTGTCACTGCTTACTTAGATGGTAGAGCTGTAGAATCTGGTTACAATGAAAACCAAACTACAGATGTGTCTCAAGCTGATATTGATTCTATTAAAAAGTCTGTTGGTGGAGAAGCTGAGTATAATAATCTAGTCTCATGGGCTGGACAAAACTTAGATAAACAAGCCATCGCAGGTTTCGATAGTATTATAGAAACAGGTAATCCAGATGCTATTAAAATGGCAGTTAGTGGTTTGAAATCACAGTATGAAAACGCTAATGGTTATGAAGGTAGAATGTTAACTGGTAAAGCACCTAAGAGTTCAGGCTCTGTATTTAGAAGTCAAGCTGAACTAGTGGCAGCTATGAGTGATAGTAGGTATGATAACGACCCTGCTTATAGGCAAGATATAATTGAAAAGTTAGATAGATCTGACATGAATTTCTAGATAGCCATGGCGACCTGACAGTTCATCATCGCCATTCACCTATCTTTTAATTAAATGACAACCATAACCGAATACGGTAAGCAAAACATTTTTGCAAACGAAACACCACCAAGACTTATGAACGATCAAGAACAAGACTTCATGATGGAGCAAGCTGAAAAAACAAATGGCCAACTAGCCATGATTGGATTCGTTGCTGCTATTGGAGCATACATAACTACTGGACAAATCATTCCAGGTATTTTTTAAACCCCTTTTATAAATGACTACAGCCACATTAACCAAACCATTTGACAACTGGCAGCGTTTCTGTGACTGGACTACGAGTACCAACAACCGAATTTACGTCGGTTGGTTTGGTGTACTCATGATCCCTGCACTATTAACCGCTGCAACAGCATTTATCGTAGCT